CGCGCGAACGACCCACATGCGCTGGCCCGAGAAGGACCCGTGATCGAGGGGGTGGCCCCTCCCTCAGCGGGCTGTGGCGATGGCCTGCTCCAGGCTGCTGACCAGATAGCCCATGAAGCGCTGCTCAGCCAGCTGTGTGCCGAGCTGTCCGATGGGGAAGCGGGGACGGTAGGACGAGCGCCCAGAGACGGCGATGAAGTAGGGGTGCAACCGCTCCCTGCTTCGGCGGTAGATACCGGCTGGCATCCCAGGGTTGTTCTTCGGCTTACCCACGAAGAACCCACCACGGGCATCACCGTTCAGGCCCTGCTGGATACGGCGGATCGTGGCGAGGCTCACGTTGCCCGAAGACGTAAGCCTGACCAGCGACGTAGGCACCAGCTGGGCAGATGCAGGGATCTGCCGCATGGCTGTGACATTGCCCAGGAACTTCTTCTCGAATCCCTTCTGCGGGCGCAGACCGCCATCGATACCAAAGCGCAGGTAGCGGGCGCGCCTTGCCTCGGCGTAGACCACAGCCTCCAGGTTCTGCTTGGTGCTGCGGTCAACGAGGAACGCGCGCTGCGTGAACGGAACAGGCCGATCGAAGTAGCGCTGCGTTTCGTAGTTGAACAGCTGGCGAATATCGAAGGCGGTGCGGTTGAGCGCCAGGGACGTGGCGAAGGGCATCTGCCGAGCCAGGGCAGCTGACCAGTTGATGGCCCCAGAGAGATCTGCGTCGAGGGTCACGGATGCCATAGGTTCAGGCTATCGAGAGCAGTCTTTGCTCGGCAACTCCGACAATCGTGTAGTCCTTGCTGTAGCGAGGCGCATCAAGCACACCTTGTTTCTTCAATGCGATCAACGCATTTGAAGCGAGTGATCTCCAGACTGTTGCCCCGTTCTGGTAGATCTCCATATCGCCTGTAGTAAGCGGCAACTGGCTTGAGTGCTCAATCCACCGCAACGCTTCATAGCTCGTGAATTGCGCCCTGCCATTCTGAACAATGAATGGGATGAACTGCTCCCTGATGAACTGCATCCAGTAGTGGTAGTCATGAGCAGGGCCTTCTTGAATGTCGCGTCCCGGCGGCAATGCAGCAACGGCTTTGCCAGTCGAATCATCCAGATGGGTGGCAGGCATCATGCTCAACAGCTCAATGGCCGCTGAGTCATCCTTTGCCTGCAATGCAGCAAGGGCTGCCTGTCGCAGAAAATCTCGGGTGGTGGCCTTCATGGCAGAATTTGATGGTTGATAGGTGAAGGGGCGAGTGATGCCGCCCCTTTTTTCATGCGCGAACCGGGAACGCCTCTACTGAAAGCGTTGCGGCAGCCAGTTCTCCTTCTCCAACATCAGAGACAAGTAGATCAGAAATGAATCTGATGTCGTCTCCCATTTGCTCGACTTGAGCATCGATGTTGTGAAGGCTGTAGATACCGGCGTCCACTAGGCGCAAGGTGCCCAGATAGTCGCGGCCGTACTTGTTGATCTGGCTGTAAAGAATCCCGCGAAGCAGACCGATGCTTTTGAGGGCATCGCTCACCGCCTGAGTAATGCGTTTGCACTCAGTGCCGGCATCGAGAGCATCGCCATCTTTCTCCAGCTCCCAGGCCGGGATGGTCTGAGCTGCAGGAGCAGGCGTTGGCCTAGGCAGGGGCCGGCTAGCCATAGAGGCCGCGACAGCTTGCTGTTGAACAGCTTGCTGTTTTGACGAAAGCCGGCGAGCTTCGTTCGCTTCGTTGGCCTTGTAGGCCAGAGCAGCACGATTGACCTGATCAAAGGTCGGCACCTTGCCCTTACCAGCCTGGGCGCACGCGGCCTTCCACATCTCCAGCGCAGCCTCAGGATGAGTGTCGAGCTGGCCCAGGAGGGGGCGGATTTGATAGGGGCTTGCGGGCAGGGGCATCCCGTCCCGCGGTGCCGCGGGAGAGCTTAACAATTCGACACGAAAGCGATAGAAGCCGCGCAGGCGCTCTGACTGATCTGCGCTCAACGCGCCGCGCCCAGCAGTCAGCTCAGCGGATTCATCCGCCAGCCATTCCTCCCAGGTCCGTCCGCCATTGGCGCCGCGATAAAGCTTGCGGCGGAAGATCCGCAGCAGACCTTCGCCGATAGCCAGATCGCGCTCCAGTTTGTCGGCATAGGCAGTTTTGATTGCGGTCTTGGTCACGACCAGTTCCTTCTCTTCGGCTTCCGTCATTGGAGAACTTTCGAGAACCGTGGTCTGGTCGCCCATGACCTCAGGCGTGATGGCATTACTGTTCACGCCGCCACCTCGCTTTGAACGGAAGCAATCAGCAGATTGGTTTTGCTTTGAACCCCAGAAAGAACGTGGGAAACGTCAAACCCACAGGCCTGGGCGTGCTGAAGTTGATTGCCCAATTTTGTGAGCTTGCCCTGCATCTGATTGAAGTAGCGCTCAATATTTTCAACCGTCTCATATTGATCAACAAAACGCACGGTCATTTGGCGTCGATCAGGAATGATTGAAACGCCAACGGCAGCAGCCACGTACTGAGAGGCAGTGCGGAGGTTGTTAAGGATGCTGTTCTCCGAGATTGGCGCTTTGCCGAAGCTGGTGAGGTAGGCATTAACCTCGGCCGCTACGTCGGCGATAGCAACATCCACAGCACGCTCACCACGGCGGGCTAGGAGCCCACGGGCTTCAGCGGCGTAAAGAGCCCTCAGAGGCGCGCTGAGATCGTTTCCCTTCCATGCGAATGGCTCCCATGACTCGGTGCTCATCAGAAGCCTGCTGAGGCCGTGTTCGTTGACCAGGTATTCCTTGAGTTCGAGGGGAGAAATTTCAAGGCGAGGACCGACCTTGGCCGCGGGCTTTTCGCGACGCGGAAATGCGATTGGCATGACTGTCGATAGGTGAGTGAAGCTCGGATCGCTCCGAACGCTTGGAAGCCTACAGGGCGTGCACGGCACCCGTCAAGGGCCCTCCAAGGCTTGCCGACCTTCCAACTTGCCGACCTTCCCTATAGGAGTTTCCTAAACCCCCTATCCCCCCCCTCTACTACTATCTATATATATTCTTTTATATAGGTTGGAAGGTTAGATAGATAGGAAGATCGATTGCAGCGCAGCGGCTTTACCCTTGCCAACCTGCCTCCGAAGGTTGGAAGAACACCCACTTCTGGGCACCGGCCAGCATTTGGCGCTTTTTTCGGTATCCCAGTTCTCTCAAAATGGACGCAACCTGCATTTGGTCGGATCTGGTCTGCCTCTCGACAGGTTTGAGGATCGCTTCGTTGAGTAACGCCTCGCTGGTGATGGGCTTGCCCTGATTGCTGGGGGCCCGCAGCCATTGCTGGATTGGCGCCAACCATGGAGATTCGACCAGGTAGGCGCTGTTTTCTGCCTCTACGGCGATCTGGTGGTCAACCCCCAGCTCGTTGCCTTCTCCGGCCTTGTAGGCGGCCACAGCGGCGCTCCAGATGGCGTCTCGCTCCAGGATCAGGTTGGGCACGTCAATGGGCTTCTGAAGGGTGCACGTGACGGGGATGACCCAGAAGCGCCTATTGCCGGTCTCGTCAACCAGGAAGCCGCTGTCGCGGTTGGTAGAGCCGACGATGATGCAACGCCTAGGGAAGGCTTCAGTGGCCTTGCCGTAGGGCACGCGGAACATGTCGGTGCACTGGCTGAGAAAGGCCTTGACCTGACCGGCGTGCTTCTTGCTGGTGATGTGATCCAGTTCTGCCCATTCCATAAGCCAAGAGCGATGCAGAACCATCAGGTCGTCTTTGCTGCTGATGTCACGCAAGGCATCGGAGAAGAAGTGCCCACCAAGCGCTGCCCAGAACGATGATTTGCGAGCACCTTGATCGCCCATCAATACGCACGCATAATCATGCTTACAGCCGGGCTCATAGATACGTCGAACAGCACCGATTAAGGTCTTTTTCAGCATCATGTCGTAGAGCGTTGGCTCTGCGAGTTGGGCATCAGCAGGCCGTAGGTAGGTTGAAGCAAGCCGGTCTATATATGTTGGTGCTACTTCAGAACCAACGTGGTCAAGGTATAAACGAACGGGATCATATGGATTCTCATGAGCCACTTCGACAAGGCAGTCGAGTGCCATCTCTTTAGATACTTTGTAGCCAGATTCCGCAAGCTGGAGATAAAAGCGTTCGACGCCTTCGGCCACCTCGCCGCGAACTTCAATTTGCTGAGTGAAGACGTTGTAACGAAATTTGGGTGAGCCATCGGTTTCGGGCCAGCGCAGCATGTCGAGGAGCTGCTTGGCTTCGAGCTTTTCTGGCTTGTCGATCGCGACATGAGTAGCAGCGGCCTGGGCGGGCTTGTTTGCAGTAGCAGAAGGCATAGGGGGAAGCTGCTTGGTGGCGGGCTGCCATCCACCGTCTTTGGCGAGATTGCAGAGATGACGGATGTCGCGGTTGCCGTTTGGGTTGAAGGTGCGCCAGTGGCGTTCGCAGTCGCCGGGCTTGTATTTGGAGGATTGACGGGACCAGGCATCCCAATCAGCGAGGAGTGAGTCGTCGACGGAATGAAGACATTGACCAACGTCAATCCAATCGTTGTAGTCGTCTGCCAGTTCTGATCTGACGTGATCGAGGTAGAGACGCGCCCAGTCGATGTCGCTTCGCTCTGGCCTGCGAACAGATGGCGGGATGAGGGGCTGTTGCGGCTGAGGTTGCTCAGGCAGCATCGCCTCGATCAAGGCAAGGGGCGCTTCGGCCAGCGGCAGGTCGAGGGGAGTGCGGCCTTTAAGCCAGCGGTAGGAGCCTGTTGTTGGATGAGCGCCTGCTACTACCGATTGGCAACCCGACCAACGCAATTCGAGCTGTTCCTGTTTTCCTTCCTCATCGTGCTTGCCGGTCTTGAAGCGCCTTGTGCGAATAGCGTCCCAGTATTCCTGCGGAACCTGGTAGATGATCTGCAGGCGACCATCGCGGCCTGAAGTGACCGCCCAGGATTTGGGCAGATCACGGAGTGGGATGCCGAGCTTGTCGAGAATCTCACCGGCTGAGATGCCGTCGTGGTCGACAAAGAGAAGGCCGCCTGAAAGCGGTCCGGCGATGACGCCGATGGCTACGGCGCGACCGGCATTGATTTCTGAGCTGAGGGCAGATTTGGTGAGCGGATTTTTCTGCCACTCAGGTTGATAGGGCCGCTTGCCGTGTCCAACTGCGACGAATGCCCAATGGTCGGGCAAATTGTCGAGTTGCTGTAGCAGTTCAGACAACGTAGTCTCGCTAGGCCGTCAGAGTGTGCTGCCGGTTAGCAAGGTTGGCAAGCTATCTCAGGATTTCTTCTGCGTCTCGCACTGAGCGAGCGATTCCCGCGATACCACCAGCGCGGCGAACCATATGAAGCCAGTTCTGCTGCTCTGGTGTGGCGCGACCCTTGGGGGTCTTGACCTCGATACTGGTGAACACCGCAACCTGCTGGCCAACCATGTCGGGCGTGATGGTGACGGTGCGCAGGCCGATGAGATCAGCAGAGCCACGAGCCAGGCCGAACTGAACGGGGCGGCCGGTGCGTGGATCTGGGAGCGTGCCGGTGTTGTTGCGGAATAGGCGCAGGTCGGTGCGTGTGCCTAGTGCTAGGCGGATTTGCTGCTGAAGAGTGGTTTCATCGTTGGCCACGCGAGTGCCAGAGCCGGTATGCCCAGCCTGGAGAGTAGCCGCGGCGCTTGGCTAAGGCGAGCAGATCTGGGAGGGTGCGTGCGGCCTGCTGCTCACGGCGCTTGGTCACGCGCTCAGCGATGCGTTGGCGGACAGATTCACGGTGCAATTCCTGCAGTTCGCCATCGACCTGGCGCATGATGCGCGGCCTGGCAATCGGCTGCTCGTGACCACAACACGGGCAAATCGGCGCCGGCTTAAACGCTGCATAGCACTGCGGGCATGTGCGCACGGTTGGCGCTGCCTTGCCAGCCGCTCGACGCACGCCATCAGCGAGGGACCATTCGCGCAGATCATCGGGGAACCCATGGCGATGGACGTTGCCGACGTGATCGAGGATTAGCGCCTGCTGCTTGCCTAGTGCTGGACGCAGTACGCGACCCACCTGCTGCAGGAATAGCCCGAGCGATTGCGTGGGGCGCAGCAGGATCGCGCACGATGCTGCGGGGATGTCAAAGCCTTCGGATACAACGTCGACCGTCACCAGAATCTGCACGGTGCCGGCGTCAAAAGCTGCAACGACAGCATCTCGATCGGGCGTGTTGCCCAGCAGGGTCGCAGCACTGATGCCCGCTGCATTGAACGAACGAGCAACCGATTCTGCGTGCGCAATGGAGCAGCAGAACGCAATGGCGCGCTGTGCCCCCGCGAGACGTTTGTAGTGACCGATTGCGTCACCCGTGACGGTGGGGCGATCCATGGCATTAGCCGCCTGGTCGACGGCGTAATCAGCAGCGCGGCGACGCAGGCCAGATAGGTCGGCAATAACTGGCGGGGCATAAATGCGTGCGGGGGACAGATAGCCGGCTGCGGTCAGGTCCGCGACGGTTGGACCCTGGACCAGGGAGTCGAATGCTGTGGATAGGCCGCGGCCATCTAGGCGGCAGGGTGTTGCGGTGACGCCAAGGCGATAGGCGTCTGGCCACTGTTGCAGGATGCGCGCCCAGGATCCGGCTGAGGCGTGATGTGCTTCATCAATAATCACCAGCGATGGCTGCCAGTCCATGCCGGAAAGGCGACGGACCAGGGTCTGGACAGATGCGACCTGGATCGGGTTAGAGGTGGCCGGGATGCCTGCAGCGATCAGGCCGTGATCCAGGCCGATGGCGGTGAGCTTGCGACTGGCCTGATGGAGCAGTTCGCGGCGATGCACCAAGATCAGCACTTGTCGCCCTCGGGCTACAGCGGACTGAGCGATGGCGGTGAAGATGATCGTTTTGCCGCCGCCGGTTGGCAGGCAGAGCAATGGTGCGCGGCTGCCTGCGCGATAGGCGTCGCGGAGATCGTCGATTGCCCGCTGCTGGTAACCGCGAAGCTGCATGGGGTTGCATCCGATGGCATAAGCCTATACCGTGTGGCAAGTCGCCACCCGCCATGGACAACGCCACCTATCACGCGCATCCAGCGATCTCAAAGAGCCATCTAGACAAAATTGCCCGCAGTCCCCTGCATTACTGGGCGCGCTACGTCGACCCGAAACGGGTCATGCCGAAGCCGACGCCATCCATGCGTCTCGGCAGTGCCGTTCATACCCACGTCTTGGAATTAGACAAGTGGGACCAAGAATGGACAGTCGCACCGGCTGGCATTGATCGCCGCACCAAGGCCGGCAAAGAAGTTTGGGCAAAGTTCGAGGCTGAAGCCGCCGGCAGGACGGTTTTGAGCAGCGACGACGCAGAGCATGTGATGCACATGGGTCGCGCCGTACTGGGGCACCCTGCTGCAGCGATGCTGCTGGCCATGAATGGCAAAGCAGAAACCACTCACATGTGGCGCGATACCGCGACGGGTCTGCAGTGCAAGTGCCGCCCGGATTGGTTGAGCGACGACGGCAAGATCGTGGTCGACCTCAAGACCACGCGCGACGCCAGCCCGCGGGGTTTCAGGCACAGCCTGATGCAATACCGCTACCACTGTCAGGCGGCCTGGTACTGCCACGGTGTTGAGCAAAGCCTGGGCGTCCGACCTGAGGCGTTCATCTTTATCGCGGTTGAATCTGACGCGCCCTATGGCGTCGGCGTCTATGCCGCTGATGAAGAGATGATCGAAGCCGGCTGGAAGCTATGCCAACGCGATCTGCAAAAGATCGCCGATTGCCGTGAGGCTAATCGCTGGCCTAGCTACAGCGACGCGATTGAAACGCTCAGTCTGCCTGACTGGGCGAAACAGGGTGGCGCTCAGCAGCAGGCACAAACCGAAATCGAGACCTATTGATGGACCAATCCACAGCACTCACAACAACTACCGGATCGGTATTCAGCGGCATCGCCGCCTTCGAGGATGCCCAGCGCATCGCCAAGGCTCTCGCCAGCAGCACGTTGATCCCGCCTCAGTTCCAGGGGCAGCAGGGATTTGCTAACTGCCTGGTGGCGCTTGAGATCGCCAACCGGATGCGGATGAGTCCTTTCCAGGTGATGCAGAACCTCAACATCATCCACGGCCGCCCGAGCTGGTCCAGCCAGTTCATCATTGCTCTGATCAATGGCTGCGGCCGGTTTGAACCGCTGCAGTACGAACTGAGCGGCAAGGGCGAGGAGATGGCCTGCCGCTGTGTGGCGGTAGAGAAGGCCACCGGCAAGACGGTCACGGGACCAACCGTGAGCATGGCAATGGCGCGTGCGGAGGGATGGTCTACCAAGACCGGCAGCAAGTGGAAGACGATGCCGGAGCTGATGCTGCGCTATCGAGCCGCGGCCATGTTCGGCCGTCTCTATGTGCCCGATTTGTTGGTCGGAATCCAGAGCCAGGAGGAGGTGGTCGACATTGAGCCGGTCAGTGTGAGCGAATCACCGGCGGCCACGGTGGCAGATCTCAATGCCGCGATTCCGCAGCCTGCGCCCACAGTGGAGCCGACACCAGCGGCCGATGACGATGAGCTCTTCTGAGTTTCTGACTGACCTGCAGCTGGCTAAGCGCTGGCACATGCATCGCCAGACCTTGATCAGCTGGCGATCAGCTGGCACTGGTCCGCCATTTGTGCGGATCGGTCGGCGCGTGCTCTACCCATTGGCCGGGGTTGAGCAATACGAACAGGCCAACTACTTCACCAACGGAGACCAATGAGCTTCAAGCTGAATCTGTCGATTTTTAAGTCGACCAAACCCGAGAGCAAGATTGATTTCTCCGGGATGCTCAACGTCAAAGTGGAAGAGCTGGATGCGCTCTGCCGGTATGTCTACAGCCAGACGCCGGACCAATACGGCAGCGTGCAAGTGCCGGTGACTGGTTGGAAGAAGACCAGCCAGAAGGGACTGGCGTACATCAGCGCAGTTGCGCAGCCTCCGCGCGATTGGGTCGATCCTGGTGACCCTGCGCAGCAGCTGGCTAAGGCCACTGATGGCGTGGTGGTGGATGTTGATGGTGATCTGTTCTGATCACATCAGCTGGCATTCCAGGCGAGCGATTTCGTTGACGGCCTGCTGTAGGAGTTGCTGCTGGTAGCAGGCTTGCCTGTAGAGCTGAGCGGCCATCTTGCCCGCGTCTTTGCTTTCGAGCAGGGCGCGGCATTTTTTTTCGATGTCGAACTGCTGCTCGGTGGTCATCTCGACAATCATCCAGCCCCCGAAATCCATTGGTGTGCTATTGGTGGGGTACACCTCAACGGTAGCGGTCGTGAATTGTCCGAAATGCGGAAGTGCGGAGATCAGGGCAGCGGCAACGAATGGGCACGATCCAGCGCATGTGACCAGGAAGCGCAGCTGCGCGGATTGCGGTCATGCATGGTTCACGGTCGAGTTGCCGGTGAGCACTGCGGTGGTCGGCTGGGAGCGGGTCAATGGGAAGGGTCAGAGTAAGCCGGTGCTGCGAGTGCCGGTGGACTTGGCGGTAGGCGAAGGGGCAGTGTAAAGAACTGTCACAGCGGTCTGGCATGTGCCCTGTATGCGGGGCATCATTGATGCGAGCCACACAGCACCCCATGAACAAGCTCGCCAACCTCTGCTGCTTCGTTATGGCCGCCGCCGTCTTCGCCATGATCGGCCTCGACGCTGGCAACCAGCCAGGCATGACCCACAGCGGCAGCCAGGAGTATGTGCGCCATGACTGAGCGCACCTACTACTTCCAGATTCCTAGCGCCCAGGTCCGCGAGGGAATCCGCGCCGAGAACTTCCAGCAGGCAAAGGCCAAAGTCTTCGACAACTGGCTCCTCTGGTGGGACCAGATCTACTGGGAGAACGATGATGACACCAACCATCTGCTGAACAATGGCTGAGATCAAAGGCGCCCTCCTGCAATGGCAGGAAGACGAACCCCAGGGCATTTATGGCGAAGGCATCAGCAGGCCGCGCCACGGTGCTCGGACCAAAGAATTTCGGCTGATCGTCTATCCCAAAGGCGCTCGCCCGATCACCTGGATTACACGCGCGGAGACTAAGGCTGCTGCGATCAAGTACGCCCAGAACCGCTGGCCAGCTGCAACGGTGGAGCTGGCATGAACGATCCATCTCGGCAACGGCTCTACAGCCTGCTCGAAGGCAGCAATACCTTCAGAGCTGGTCAGCAATCAGAACGCGACCGCCTCCGTGCACTGATCAACCTTCGTGTCGATCAGCTCCGTGGGATCCACGGGATCCGTAACCGCGAGCAGATTTGCGCCGAACTGTATCTCCTACGGGAACGCATCGAACCATGAAAGCCACCTTCCTCGACGATCAACGCCACGAAATGATGGAGCACCTCTATCGACGCAGTGGCCGCACCTGTGGCACCTACACCGGGTTGTGGGAGGAGTTTTGCCGCGACATTGGCGCGAACTTTCGCGACACCTACTATCCCGAGCTGTTCGAGAAGGTCTGCAAGGCGATGGACGAAACCCAATCCGTGATGACGCAGAAGCAGGCGCAGCAGGCGATTCAGGTCTGCCGTGCTCAACTGCTTGGCGACAAATGGGGGTGATGCCCGTCGGCGTCAAATTTCGCCCAGGCGAGCACAACATCGCCGCCGTCCTCACGCCGGAGCTGGTGCGCGAAATGCGCCAGCTTCGCGCTCAAGGCTGGACCTATACCGAACTCTCTGATCGCTACGCCATCGATCGCAAGCACGCATGGCGCATCTGTAACCGCATCGCATGGAGCTGGCTTGATGACTGACAACGTGAACCATCCGGCGCACTATCGCCGCGGACCAGTCGAGGCGATCGACATTATCGAGGGCACCATTGCCGATGCGCCGCACATGGTGCCGGCCTATCTGCAGGGTCAGGCGCTGAAATATCTGCTGCGGATGTGGTGCAAAGGCAACGCCCTGGAGGACGCACGCAAATGCCAGTGGTATCTCGAACGATTGATCGCCAAACTGGGCGTATGAACCAGCTTCCTGGGCTGACATGGTTTGAGCGCCTTGCGCTGTGGATCCTGGTCCGCAGCCATCGGACCAGCTTGGTGGTGGTCAAGGAGACCTACTGGCCGATGATGTTCGTCGCCTGTGACAACAGCGATCCGATGCTTGCTGAACCAGCCGAACCGTTATCGATGCAGTTCGAGCGGATCTACCACCAGCCAGCAGCAGGGGAAGAGGAGTGATCAGGCTCCATGCCGGTCGGTTGCTGTTGGTCTCAGACCGCGCCGATCGGACATGGCACGCGCGCATAATTCTTGGTCCCAAGCCTGAACACCAGATCGATGCTGATACTGGTGCCGTCAGATTGCAGGATGCACTGCTGCGGGGCGAATCGTTATTCCAAGCGGCGTTAGCCAGCATCAGGCCGGCTGGTTCCTGTCAGATGTGCTGGGACTGTATGCAGTGGGATATGGGTCGCCAGCGTTGCGAGCTGATGTTGCCTGAATCACGAAAGACTGGCGGCCGGTACGCAAAACAGTGCGAAATGTTTATCCGCGCTTTGGTGCCGTCAGACTGAGATCGGTCGTCTTTTCGCTGTGGCACAGCGCGAGTGGAATACTCCTGTCAGGGAGCCATGGAATGCGCTGATCAAGCAGGCGTTAAACGCAGTCGATCGCCACAATCGATTGTGGTTTGACTCTGGCGACCAATGGCATCTCCAGCAGGCGCAGGTTCTGCGGGACTACGTTGCCGCTTTAAAGACCTGGATCCACCAAGAGGAGGCCAAATGATGGGCGAGCCTAAAGTCATTGGCCGCTACGAACGCGATGGCGGCGTGATTGAAACTCTGGACCGTCCAGGGTTCGAGCTGTATTACCGCAGCTGTGTTGGTGGCGTCTGCCGGTATTCCAGCGATATGTGGCAGGCCGAGCTGTACCTCGACCATCTACTGGCGAAATAGGGTGCCCGGTGGCTGGTCCTCCCGAGGTGCCAGCCTTGCCACTGCCGGGCGCAGCGGACCATTCCGTTCCCCTCGAAAAGGGTTAGGAACCGAAATCTTACTACTCTCCGGCCACCCAGCGCGCGATTGCCCATTCGCCGAGCGTGGACCAAAACGGCTGCTGGCGATACCAGTCAATCCATGGCTTGTGGCCTTTGGATGAGTTGCAGGCCAGGCAGCAGCTGATGAGGTTAGTCCGCACGGTTAGTCCGCCATGCACTTTGGGGACAACGTGATCGAGGGTTGGTGATCGGCCTAAGGGATCGTCGCAGTATGCACAGCGATAGTCCCAGGCGAGATGGATTTGATCACGAGCAGACCGGCGCGTGACGAGTCGCGTCTCATCAATGTGGGTCTTGTCCACTTAGATCGAGCGGCAGCGGGACAGCGTTCACCTCGATGTCGATGATGTCTTCATCGGATGGGATGAACTCGGACAGATGGCTGTAAATGTCCGCGGGCAGTTCGTCTGGATCGGTATCTGACCGATAGATCAGCTTGGCGGAGATTTCGAGATAGAACGCCCGCATGGGCTGACCGCCGCTTGGCTAACGGTAGCGGTCGGCACCTGATCAGACGGGACTGCGGAATTTCTTCGGGATCGGTGGATTGTGACGGATTGCAACGTGCACAGTCCATCCCCGCAGTGTGCCCCGTCCGCGGGGTATAGTTACTGCATCAACCGAACCGGACTCATGACCTACACCTACGCCGCCGGCAACCCCGCTTACTTCGCACCCGCTGACCGCGCCACCATCACCGTCACCCGCGAGGAGCGCGACGCGATCAACGCCGCCAACGCTGCCCTCTACTGCACCACCTACGACGGCGACCTCTTCGCCGACATGTTCGCCGCCTGATCTCCCATGCGCCGCCTTTCCCTCCTCCTCGGGCTGGTTTTCGCCAGCCCCGCTGATGCTCGCGTCGTCACCGCAACCGTCTATCACCCATGGTTTGATGGCCGCACCACCTACTGCGGGCAGACCTATCGCCACTGGTCTGGCATCTCGGCCGCCCATCCATGGTTGCCATGCGGCACCAAGGTCCGCGTCTCACATCGCGGCCGCAGCCTGACGGTGCCCATCACTGATCGGTGCGACTGCAACAGCATCGACCTCTCGGCTGGTGCTGCATATCGTCTCGGTGTGCCACTGAATGGCATCGCCGACGTGCACATCACCTACTGAGCGCCTACTGTGCCCGCCATGCAATACATCCTCCGAATCGGTCCCTGGCATGTCGGACCATTCGCCACGCACGAAGCTGCCAGCTGGTGGGCTGAATCCCACGCCTGCGACAACTTCACCATGGTCCCGCTGGATGATCCAGCAGAGGCGCCAGCGGTGCTGCACAGACTGCGCATGGCACCGCTCAAGCACCCGCTAGCGCGCAACTAGCCCTTGCTGGCCGTGACGCCCAAGTCCGCGTTGTACCGGCCGACCTTGGCATAGCTGCGCTCGACGCAACCGCTAACCAAGATGAATTTCATCTGACCAATCCGCAGACCAGGCCAAATGCCGAGCGGATGGAGCCGACGCTGGTTACAGATCTCCATCGTCAGCCTGCTGCCGTACCAGCCGGGGTCCGCATAGCCCGCCTCCGCGTGGTCCCAGCCTTCGCGTGCGCGACTCGATTTGAGAACAAACTGCGCGCCGACGTGATCGGGCAGGTTGAAGATTTCGCGGGTTTCGGCCAGAAAGAACTCGCCCGGCTGGATCCAATACGGATCCGCCTCGGTATGGCCGAAGATCTCGACGATCTGCAGTTGCGGCGTCTCGGGCACCTCGATCATGATCCTGGTGCCCAGCGTCACGTCATAGCTGGCCGGGTTCAGCTGTTCAGGATCAAACGGCGTCACCATCGCGTGCTGCTTGCACAGCCGCTCGATCTCATGGTCTGGAATCAGCACAGGCTTCAGTAATCCCAGCGAACCCTAGTTCGGCCTGTGCGAATGCCTAGGTGAATGAAACCTTTCGGCGCGCCATAGCCCAGCGAATGCGGCCAGTGCTTATCGCACCAGTCCTGCACCGCATTGATGTCAGCGCCTTTGATGTAGAAATCAACCGCGCCACAGCCTGGCTTGTAGAGGTGCTCGCTGTTGCTGGCGCCACCTACAGCGGTGTTCACAGCCGGCGGCCTGTACCCACTGGTGATGATGATCGGCTTGCCACCAAACGCCACGCGCACACGCTCCAAGAAGGCCGCAAGCTCCGCAGCAATCTGCAGCTGATCTGGGCGATCAAACCGCCTCGCCTCTTCATTCAGCGCAAACTCGCCCAGGGTGATGTGCGGTGTGATCCTGCTGCTGAACGGTGCATCGATGCCCAGCTTTGCCGTTTCCTGCTGATACTGCGGCCGGTGGTTGCCCCAGCGTTCGCCCTCAGCCCTACGGCGCCGCAACAGGCCAGCCTCAACCGGAGTGCCCGGATTCCGGTACAGCTCCATCGCCTTCGGCACCTGGTCCCAAGCTTTCTCCTTCAGGCACCGGCTGATGGTCTCGAACCCAGCTGATCCGTAGAACCCAGCGCCCAGGTTGTATGCGAACGACACCAGCGCAGATTTCTGGTTGTCGTCCATTTCCTTCCAGAACGGCACACTGGTCCGCAGCTTCTCGGCGACGCGATCCACCTCAAGGCGCAGCAACATGTCGGCCTCGATCACGGTGATCCGATCGCCGCGTTTTACTGGCACGCCACCGCTGTAGCGCGTGGTGCCATAGCCGATGGTCCATGGATCGCCGCCGCTGAGCGGATCGGGATATGCCGAGAGGTGGCAACCCTCGAACTCCTTGATCAGCGCAATGGCGCCAGCGAGATCGGCCTGCTTGCCATCCTGGCTCCAGGTTTGAAACCATGGCCGATCGCGGCGCATCGTTGCCGCATAGCCATCAGCAGCAAGCTCCGCCTCAAGCTGGCTGATCGCTGCCAGCTGGTGAGGCAGTGCCTTCCAGTATTTGAACAGTTGCTGCAGGCTGATCGGTGCCGGGTTGGCCATCAGCGCTTAGGGAAGATCATCTTGAGAGCCTTAAGCAGCAGCTGCAGCCAGCTGTTCTCGCGAATCGGCAGCAGGGCAATGATTTCAGAACCTGCCGCGACGATGATCGCGATCAGTGCAGCGGTTGTCGGATCCATAGTGTGGTGGCTGATGGTTTCACTGTATGGCGGTCAGCGTTGCCTGCCAACGACCATCTCGATCTGACGCACGCGAGCCTCAAGATCGCTGAGGCGTTCCTTGCTGTCGTTCTTCAGCTCCTGAATATCTTGCGCGACGGTGCTTACCGACTGGTCCAGCTTCGCCACCTGCATGAACAATCCACCGAGGCCAATCACTGCTGCAGTGAGCAGTGCCGGAATCGCCTGATCCCAGGGTGTCTTAGGTGGTTTGGCGAAAAAGACCGCCTCTTCGTGGTTCTCCATCGCGGGCGGTTATGGCCGTTTCCAGCTTACCGACCCTGGCCGCGCAGAGGTTTCTTGCCGCGGCGACGCGGGCGTGATTGCTGCCCGAATCCTTGGCGGGTTGTTTTCGGTGGGCCAGGCTGGTGCTCGATGCGAGCGGTGCCAGTTTTACTGCGAACAGCCATGGCTTACCAAGGCACCCCTTGCTCTTTGCTGGGGCTGATGGCTTCGTCGATTCGCGCCTGAAGGGCAGCCTCGATTTCGGCAACCTTTTCGTCACCGCCCAGGGCTTCCTGCACCCAGCCGATCACCTGCTCTTCCGTCAGGTCGGCGTAGGGGATCAGATCATCGGGGCGCTGGAACCCGACGCTCCCATACGCGCCAGAGTTGTAGGGGTTGCCTTCAGGATCCAGCACGTCGCTGATCGCCACCACCGAATAGTGGGCAGTAAAAACGAAACCATCACTGGTCTCGCGTTCCAGAGTGTTGATCTTCCAGGCGAAGGTAGTAGCCATGAGTCAGATGTGATGTGGGCAGGTTAGGCGGGGTGGCAACAGTAGTGAAGGGGACTACGCGCTCTCAAGAGCAGCAACACGAGCTTTCAGCGATTCAATTTCACCAATGGCTTCCTGCAATGCAGCCGTCAGCAGGGGCACCAGCTTGGATTGGTCGATGCCTTGGTAGATGGGTTTGCCTTCGTTGTCTACTTCGTCCTTAGTGCCTGTAACGGCTTCGGGAACAACAGCTTGAACTTCGTGGGCAAGGAAGCCGTCAACAACAACTCCCGGAGAATGAACAAAGTCAAACTTGTAAACGTTGATGTCCTTGATTCGCGCAGAAGCATCTTTTAATTTTTCAACATTTGATTTCAGCCTGTAATCCGATGTAGTTGTATATGCAACTGTGTGCCCAGTTGGAGAATAAAACTCCATTGATGTTGAAGCATCTTTGTACCTAACAGCCGCAGCTACGCCAAAGCCGTCCCGCCCCCATGTCATTATGTCTACATTGGAGCTTGCTGTATAATATGCATTTACATCGACTGCTCCAGTATTTTTAATTCTCAGTCTTTCGGTTGGTGATGACTGGCTGTCTCTCGTAACGGAGAACACTAGGCGTCCTGGATAGTCATTTGTTCCAGCGGCTGCATCTGAAATACCCTCAATTTGCGCATAAGGCGTCTGAGAGTTATCCGTGAAAGTGACCCGACCTAGTAGATAACCTTGGGCATCAATACTTGAGGCAGGCAATCCCCTTGAGAGGGCGAGCACTGCTCCAGCTGTACTGCTACCAGATACGCCTTGCAATGCAGCCGTTAATGACTGAGACGTAGAAGACGTACCAACTAAGAGCCTGCCGTTTGAGTCAATGCGAGCGCGTTCGGCTAAGTTGGCGCCCGAATTACTGTATAAAACTAAATTATTTCCAACACTACCAATGCCTCCGCCGGAGGCTGACGTATTATCTTGAATAGTAATAGTAGAAGATGGCCCGTTAGGGTTATAAAAAATACCAGAGATATTTTGCCCAAAATTACTTACTGCGCCAAATACAGCGAGTTGTGCATAAGTGCCAGGGCTCGTGGTGCCAATCCCTACGCGGCCTGAGGAGTCCAGAATAGCTTTAGCAGTAGGCGACCCGTTGGTATAAAAACGAATTGCCCCTCCAGTTTCAGCAAACAAACCTGCGTCTGATGTGGTGTTTCCTTCTATTGACCCAGAAACACCAAAGATACCTTTTAGAGAACCATTTTGATATGCAGCAAAACGTCCTCCACCAGTGGTACTGCTATTGTCAGCAATAATAACTCCGTAATTGCCAGAAGCTTTGACGTGCAGCAATTCAGCAGGAGAAGAAGTCCCTATGCCAACTGCGTCTGCCGAGGCATCAACAAATAGCAGGTTTGCGTTTGTATCGCCTTCGACGCGGAAGTCGTAGTTGTTGCCGCCATCGTTGAACACCACCTCGCTGGTGCCAAATTCGACGCGCTCAACCCCGTTTGTCGCAATCCCAAGCTGATTAGTGCCAGCGCGGAAGAATCCGGTGTCGAGGTCAGATGCGAAGGCAAGACCCGGCGATGCAGCCGAGCCGTCCTCCATCAGCATCGTGCCGTCAAGTTCCTGAATTACGATCCAGGCACTGTTCGCAGCATTACGAATTTTCAGTTGCCCATTGGTCGTATCTGCCCACCACTGATAGGCGTAGGTTGTCGATGGCTCAGATGTGCCGCTGTTCTGGCTGACGATTGCCAGCAGTGCATTGTTGAGATCCGCTCGGAACGCAGCGCCAGACTGGTTGGCAATGACGTAATCGTGCTGAGCCATTAGGTGATCTCCCGACCGTACCCGGTTGCGGTGTAGGTGAAGTTGCGGCTGACGGCGGTGCCAGCACTGTTCTTAAAGGTTACCTCGAACCCTGTTCGTGTGACATTTTGGAGCTCGTAGTAGTCGCCCGTCGCCATATTGAAGGCTGTAATGCCCACGTTTGGCGCTTGGTAAAAGGCACTAGGGAAGGTTGCCGAATACAGTGCTGCGCCACTGCTGATCGTTCCGCTTGCCTCACTGCGTTGCTGCAGTTCAACTTGACAGCCCAGTTCGTCAATGACGATGTTCTGGGATGACTCATTACTGGTGGCAATGACCTTGAACTGGAAACCACGCCCACGTGGAATGGCGTTGCTGAACTCGCGCCACGCGCTCCATGTAGGAGTGCCGCTGGGGTTGTCCGTTGTTGTACGGACATAGAGAACCGCATCCACCTTGTCGATATTGTCGCCGTCAATGCTCGTCCAACTATCGATATTGTCCGCCTGATCGTCCCAAAGATTGCCCGGCAGATACGGTCGGGTTACAAAATAACGACGAACATTAACGTCAAAAGTTGCGCCAAGATCTAACGTACTGCCAAATTCGTATTCGCCAGAACCTAGCGATCCGCCAACGCCATCAATACTTTCCAGGGCATCCCAATCGCCGTTCAGCGCCATATCGTCAACATTCAAGCCGCGATTGATGATTAGCCCGTCCAGCTCCTCGCTGTAGAGCATGTTGGTGAGATTGCCTTGGAAGGGCGGCGTTTCTTGATCTTCTCGGTAATCCTGAATCAACAATCGAGGTTGAGGCTCAGGCAGATCAACTAAAACCAGGGTTGCGTTAAGTGATCTCCTGCCGCCATCATCTTCAAACTTGACCAGATAAGTGCCTTCAAGTAATGGCACTTGCTTTTGGGTTTGGTTGCCAGATGCAGCCGGAACAATGGTTTGCGATTCCTCCCAGACGGCGCCACTCAACGCGGTGTTATGGCGAATCAATACTTTGCCGCCCAGCAACACATCAAGATCAGTTGCTCTTGTCCAACTCAGGATTGCACTTGCCGCGTCGATTGCGACCAAGCTCACGCCACTGACATCAGTAGGTAATGCGGTTTTGCCCTGAATTGCAGCGGTCAGTTCACCTGCAACATTCGATGGGGATCGCGTTGCGTTGAGGCTATAAACCCGGATGTAATACGTGCCAGGTTCTGCATCCAGAATTTCATAATCTGGGCGAGGAATATCAATGCTTGACCAGTTACCGTCATTGCGTTTCCACTGGAACCGATACTGACTAACCCCGACAACAGGGCGCCAACTGACAATAACTTTGACAGCAGCGCGACCGTTCAGGTCATACAGAGTTTCTGTTGCTTTTAAGTTTGTCGGCGGATCTGGCTGCAGATCAATGACGGTGACATCGCGTTGCTCCAGTGGGCGGTCACGCTCAACGTAATCGTATTTACTGGCGTTATATGCCAGCGCGTTGATGGTGTACTGAATGCCATCCTTTTCTTCGACACTAAGCACCCGCCAAGTGCTTGCTTCTACGGAGCTATTTTGAAGTAGCCAGACGCTATTGGGGTTTGGGGCGGTGCTAAAGGCAGAGCTGACGGTGATTGTTGCTCCGTTGATGCTCGAAATTGCTTTGCTTTCAACCGTGCCATCTGGCAGGATCACGCTCAAAGTTGCGCCACCAGAAGTTGTAAGGCTGGTATTGGCGGTGTCGTCAACAGTGACGGTCGTTGTTGTAGCCGAAGCAATTCGACCACCACGGCGAACACCAGCACGAACCGGATCGCTGATTTCAATGACCTGACCAGGGCGCACCATTACACCAGCTTCAACCGATGCAGTGAAGCTCACCACTTCCGTTTCGTAGCCTTCGGAATACAAAAGCCAATCACCGAGACGTGCCGCCTGACCGCGACTGGTGCAGGCAAAGGCTTTAACCTCAGTTGTAACGACGCCGTATTTGGCGATTGCGTCCTGATCCTCAACGACCTCATAGGCAACGTCTTGGGTATCAAGATCGAGGTAGCTGACGACGGCAACGGTGTGGCGTGTTTTTAGGCTGCTGCCGCTGTAGCTGAATCCTTCCTCGGTGACGTTTGCCAGCGTGAACAGATAGCTCGGATCTGCTGGTTTGTCCTGACTAATTGTCAACGCGCCAGTCGCCCAGTAGGGCATGACGCGCATCGTGCTGCACAGATCGTTGATCAGCTTGTAGGCATCGTCTTGGTTTTGGATCAGCGCGTTGCAGCTAAAGCGGGGTTCCTGTCCACCAAAGCCATCCGGCACCAAAGCAGAGGCGTATTGCGACGCGGAATAGAACGACCATTTATCGAGCTGAGCGGCGGCGATGTGATCACCAAAGCCATAGCGGCTGCTAGTCAGCAAGTCCCACAGAATCCATGCGGGATCCGAAGTCCAGACGGCAGCGCCGAAGGTGCCATCCCATGATCCGGCATATGTAATTCGACCATTGGTCTGATCAACGGTGCCATTGCTCGGGATCTGCACCTTGATGCCACGGACGCGGTAGGTACGTGACGGAATGCTGCTGAACTGCTCAGCATCAAGGCGCATCGCCACCAAGGCGCTGTTGGGATAACGCAGTCGCCCGTAGATGATCTCGGTATAGCTCGACCAATAGATGTCATTGATCAGAGTGCTGTCTGCGCTGTCGGCGGTATTGCGGACCACCCGGATGTCAACGGGAAAGGCGCCAGACAAGTCAATCTTGTAATCGCGCTGATATTGATCCGCCGTGCGACCACTGATCGTGTCGTTGATAACGGTGTTATAGCCGCCGCCGTTGTACTGAACTTGAATACTCAGGCTAACGCTGGTGCCAAGAACATCGCCCTGATCGGTGTAATACTCAAGACGCGGAACCGTGATACTGACTCGAACGGCAGTGATATTTTCGTCGTTAATTGTCCGCGTGACAGGCGTCGGCTGCCTGACTTGAACATTGACGCTGCGTTCATCTTCAATATCACCAAAACCAGAGATATAGCTTTGCGCTTGCGTGCCGAAGCGAGGATTGAATCCAACATCTTGAAAGTTGTAATCAGCAAGCTGAGGATTCGCTGGATTGGCTGAAGACCTCAGAACTTGCGTGCCATTAAGATAAACATCCTTCAGCGCGGCAGTGTTATAGGTTGCAGTGCCCTTGGTGTAAGTCCGCGCGGATGGAAACCCCTCGATTTCACCTTCACCAAGAAGGTCAAGGAAGGTGGCATATTGCTTACTGGCAAGGTTGTCGCGGTCACGAACTGGTGTTCGGCTTGGCGCAACAACTGTTTGAACGATGGTCTGACCGCCACCGCCGCCACCACCGCCACCACCGCCACCAGCGCCACGAATAATTTCGGTCATCCGCTTACCTGCTCCGTGTCGATACCGGCTGAGATCACAATGGATCCAACGATGGTCTCACCATAGATAAGTGGAACCGGCGTGCCTTGGCGCGAGGTGTTTTGAATGCCACTGAAGCTGTAGGACTTCTGAGGATCCAGCTCAGTTTCGCGGCTTGTGGATTGAGGGTTGAATGCATTACCTTGCCCAACCGGAGAAATTCCAGGCGTGGGAGTAAGTAAAGACGCAACACCACCCAAAGCCAAGCTGGCACCAACGCCAACCATCAGGCTTACTGCTAATGCGCCAATGCCCGGAATAAACGACAAGCCAATCAGAGCAACCCCAGCAATGATTCGACCGACGGCACCAGCACCAACGATCACGGGCATGATCTTGATCACCTGCTGACCAGCCGGATCGTGCAGTTCATCTTCTGCAAGGTCATAGCTGCCAACACTGACCCGATAATGCTGGTCGATCATGTGCTGCTCTAGTTGCGGGAAGTTCGCCAGCAGGAAACGAACAGCCTCTGCAGCACTGTCAACTGCCGCCATGAACTTACGGCGACCCAAGAATTTCGCCAGCCGCCCATAAACTCGGATCTCGCGGAGCATGGGTCTTAGCTGCCTCCATCCATCGTACTGAAACTGGGATGACGAAGCACGCGCCCAGTGCATTTTTGTAGCCAGCCGCCGTAGAGATCTCGGCTCGACAACCTGCCGCGAATATGGTGCAGCACCAGTTGATCACCGATATAGACGCCAACGTGGTTCAAGCCGATGCCTTGGATATTCATCAGAATCGCGTCGCCCACTTCGATCGTTTCGTCTTCGCGTAACGGGCGGAATGCTGCTTCCTTCCAGCAGTCGTCGAACATTGGCGCAGCCTCAAATTCTTCAGGTGTCAGCGGGCGCTTCCAGTCCGGTAGATCCAATCCCTGTTCGGCGTACCAATCGCGCACCAGCGTCCAGCAGTCGGTAACGCCCCACGCCCAGGTGCGGCCGATTAACGGCGCTTTGTAGCCTTCAGGCGACAGCTCACCCCAACCGCCAGTTTTTGGGTTGACGATGTACCACTGAAGTCCGCTGGCTTCGCAGGACACGCGATCAGCCTGGCTCGGAATGGGCGGCGTTGATGGGTGGCTATGGACCACGGCGATGACCTCGCCTGCCTCTTCTGCTGCTGCAAAATCCTCTGGATCGAGGATGAATTGATCGGCGCCAGTAGCAAGGTTTTTGCACGCCCAGTAACGGTTTCGCCCCTTGACGACCACCACCAATCCACACGCTTCACGCGGATCCTCAGCCTGTGCATGAGCCAGTGCGTCAGCCTGCCACTTCATGTGAAGAATGTCCCAACCCCCGGATAGGAACCAAAGGGCAGTTCAGCAAGATTGCCGAAGCGCAGCTTGCAACTGTTCAACCGCTTCCCACAGGCATCACCGCTTGCCGTTAGCTCGTTGGTGTAGGGCGGCGATGTTTGCCAGGTGACGAACGCCGCATCCCTGGCCGCCAGGGCATTGTCGTAGTTGGTTTTAGCGGTGTTATAGGTCGACAGTGCTGAGTTGTATGCGTTTTGCGCATTAACAACGGCGCTATTGTCATACGCCCAGCGTTCAATTCTATAAAGCTTGTAATAGTTTCTGGTGAAAAAGAAAACGTCCCCTACGTAAGATCCCTGCCTGTATGTTTCCCCTAGGCTGACAGGGCTGCCCGACCATGTTGCATTGATGAACTCATTAGTCTTGCCGCGCAACACTCTGTCATTTCCAAAATCGTACCTATCTTCTGCTTTATACCAGTTGCCCTGCGCAGCATTCAAATTGTTTTTCGCCGTATTCAGCGCAGAAGTCGCATTGGCAAGTGGCGTTATAGTCGCCTCAAAAGCAGCCTTGGCGGCGTAATAAGCAATCGCCTCAGCAGAGCTAGTCACACCAGGCAGCAGATCGTCATCCGCGTCGGCAATCGGTGGACCGCTATAACCGCATTCCGTTGATCGGTAGACCCATTGGCAACGGTTGGCAATGCACTGCCGCTTTGGCGCACGTACACCAGCGAGATCAAACGCTGCTGCTAGCTCAAACTCGACGACATCACGGTTTTCCGTAGTCTTGCGGTCAACGTAATAAATCTCTCTAGGAAATTCCGCCGTCGGATCTGGGGTGCCGTAGGGATTGGTGCCACCCGTAAAATTTGCCCCGTCGATATATCGTGCCAGCGTGCGGATGCGCGTCAGCTTGGCGCCATTAAGATCATTGCCTGCGCTGGTGGCATTAACTGATAGCAGAATCGCCGTGATGCTGCCCAGGATATTGCTGACGCGGAGCTTTGGCCTGGGCAGTTGCCCATTGCCGGTGTATTCAAAACCTTCCGCCTCGACAGGAAACCGTTGGTAGCTATTGCTGTTCCAAACTAGTTCGCCGTTAGCGTCCATATTACTTCCGGCGTGGAAGCGGTAAATCGTATTTGCACCATGCAACGCCGTCACCAGTTGCAGCTCAAACAGCTCGATGATGCTGCTGGGCGCAATCTTTTGTAGCTCTGAGACCGGGATTGCCATCGCTTACGGTTCGTACACCTGCACGAATGTTGCGGTGATGTTGTTGAAATTGCACGATCTAAGCGTGGTCTGCCATTCTCGACAGATGTATTTGCCGGCAGAGCCGCGAGGTGGCGTCCAGTCAAAACTCTCCACACCACCGCGAGCTTCAAGGAAGCCGGTGATATTGTCCCGCTCAGTGTCGGTGCGGTTCAGGAAATTAAGCTGCCACTCTTTGGCATCACGGTGCAGACCAAAACCGACGCGCTGCTCATAGCCATCACCAAACTGCACTGAGCGAACCCGCGGCTTGCTGATCTCGGTGGCCTCAAAGCTAGGGGTATAGGAAAAGGTAGCCATTATGCGAGCAAGCCTCCAGGACGTTTTTGCTTGATTAACTCAGCCTGAACCGCAGCGCCAATCGCTTGGCCAAGCTGCCGGGAATTTGCCTGATCGCCCTGCACGTTAGTGCCCTGCGCATCGACGTTCACTGTGACATTCATTCCACCGCCACCATTTGCAGCCTCAACTCCCAGGCGCCCGTCACGTCCGCGACGCAGGGGCATGATCGCCTCAGGACCAGCTTCCCCCATCAGGCCAATGCCATTAGCAAAGGGGAAGACGGTGGGACGATTGACAATGCCGCCGCGGGCGAAGGGCATGATGCCGTTGCGGCCCAGTACGCCACCCATGGCGAAGATTCCGCCTGGCGTGATCTTGCCGGCAGATAGCGCACCTTTACCTGAAAGCGCGTTTCCGACACTGGAGAAGGGATCGCTGCCGCCAGGCAGTAGGAAGCCAACTGCCTGCATTACGGCTCTAAGCATCAGCTGCTGAATGATCATGCGGCTGGTTGCCTCAAGAACGCTGCGGGCAAATTCCTTGAAGTTGGCTGAGCCAGTTGTGACCAGATCACTGATTGCCTTCTCCAGTCCGGTAAAGACATTCAGGCCAAGATCGGCGACAGCCTCTCTCATAGTGCCAATCTGCTCGATGTAGGTGTTCAATCCATCCTTAAGACCTGCGAAGACAGTGGATTGATTCTGAAGACTTTCGTTGAATCGAACATTCCCAAGCGCAGATTCGTATGCCCTGTCGCCCAGCTCTTGGTATTGAGTCTTCAATTCCTTCAATTCTTGAATCTGAAGAGCTTTGAGATCGACGCTCAGCTTTCTCTGGATAAACGCTTGCTGCTCAATACTCAACGCGCGCTTTACTTCTTCCGATGCCTTGTATTCAGCTTGCCGCCGTTCTTCCGCGTATTTCAGCTGGATCTTTCTGATCGGATCAAGCTGCTGAAGAATCCTTAGTTCAGCCACGCTGGCCCGGTACGCTTCTTGCGCAGCGCCTAGCTGTTCCCTGCGGCGTTTTGCCTCTTCCTGAGCGCGCTTTGCTGCATCGGCGGCACTGCTTCCTCCTCCATCACCACCAGCAGTGGCCCTTGGCCTTGGTGTTGGCGTAGGCGTAGGCGCGCCACCAGGTCCATAGAACTCTGGCGCCCGCGGTCCAATGAATGCATTCCGCTCAGCCTCGCGCTGTCTGGCGGCAAGGCCAACGGTTACACGTCGCAGGTTAGGCAGAAAGGACTGGATGCCCTGGAAGAACAAGCCAGGAGGAGTGATTTTTAGGAAATTGATGACATTCTGAAGTCCTGCGGCAACAAAACCCAGCTGGCTGCTGACGTATTTCCAAGCGTCGCCCAGATTGTTGACAATCGTGACCGCATCATTTGCCTTATCGGTCAAATTGCCAATGATCCCGACAAAAGCAGGCAACGCCAGATCAGAGATTGCAACCTGCAAATTGTTGACCGAGTTGGCCAGGTTTTTCATTTGCTGCGCTGGTCCCTTCAGCGCCTCGGCCAGCTTGTTAGCGCCATCTCGCTCAATGCGCTGCAATGCTGCCAGCACAATGTCGCTAGTGATCTTGCCCTCCTTGGCCAGATCGCGAATGTCGCCAATAGCGACGCCCATCTCCTGAGCAATCGCTTGAACGACAGCTGGGGTCTGCTCGAAAACACTATTCAGCTCTTCACCACGCAGCACTCCGGTCCCCAAGCCTTGGCTCAGCTGCAGGAAGGCAGCGCTAGCTTCCTGTGCTGTAGTGCCACTCAGCTTGGCAGCAGTATTAAATCCGTTGTAGACGCTGGTGATCTCAGCAAGCGTTAAACCGACTGGCCTCAATCGCGCATAAATTTGCGCGAATTGTTGATTTGCTTCAGTTTGAGTTAGACCAAATTTTGAGGCCGCGATATTGGCCGCATCTTGCACTCGCGCAAAATCATCGAAACCTCTGCTCAGCAGATCGAGGCGACGCTGCGATTCAACAGCGGCAATTCCCGTATCAGCGATCTGCTTCGTGAGATAGCCAACGCCAGCGGCCGTTGCAGTGATCGCAGCAATCTTGCCGCTAAGAGCCAGGATGCCCTGCAGAAATCCACCACCAGTCGCAGCGCTGCCACCGGCTGCACCAGATGCAGCACGCAGCTTTGCCTGCAACTGATCGATCTCATTGCCCAGGCGCTGATATGCCTTGCTGTTGAGATCAACGCGATCGCGCAACGTAGTCAGCGCTGCGATGTGCTGCCGAATCCCGGCAGTGGTATTTCCAGCCTCCCGCGCCATGCGGTTGATCTGGATATTCATCTGCCCAAGCTGGGCCTTGCTTAACTGAGCAGTGGTCTCTAAGCCCTTCAGATTGCGATTGAACGCAGTGATCTGATTGGCACCGTCGACGTTGACCTTGAGGCGGAATGCGGCGTCGCGGTTGAGGGTCATGGCTAGCTGGATTGGTTGAGCTTGCTCATTGCTGCTGCCTCCATGACTTGCAGGCCCTCCAGCAGTTCCCGCGGCTCTTCTACTGCGTACAGCTTAAACAGCCATTCGGCCGCTGTATAGTCCAATCCCGTCACTCCAGACATGTTTGTGCGCCACTGCGTCTGCAGGCGCAGAAACATCTGAACGATTTCCCAGTTCGTTTCCCAGACGAAGAAATTCTCCTCCGGTGGCGGGGGGAGATCCGGTAGTTCCAACCCCATGGCCGCGGCATCAGCGGCGACTTCATCAACGACGCCGCCGCTAGCCCAATGTTCCGCGGCCTCTGTCAGTTTTTTCGCTTAGCTCCCTGCAGGCTCTCGAAGTAGGCCATGACAATGGCGCTCGCCAGCATCGGAACCTCAAGCAGATCCGCCATGCTCTTCTGGCTGAAAGGCACTTCTTTGCCTTCGTCGTCGGTCACACCAGACCAACCAACCAGAACCTCAGCTGCAATCTCCAGCGCCGACAGCTCATCGTTGCCGATCCCTTCGCTCAGCTCTTGAATCCGGGTCTGGGATAGCTGTTTGAAATCACAATCAAAGGTCTGGCGCTCAAAGCGGCCGCCATCGACAGGAATGTCGAAATGGACAGGCCAGCTATAAGAGCCAGACCGCTTAAGAACGAAAGCCAAGATCAGGTGAAGGCGATACTCAGCTCATCATTGCCCGAACTGGTCGGAACTGCAATAAATGGCATGTTCAGCATCTGCACCCCGTCCTGATCGCTATAGGTCAGGTTGCCCAGGTCGGACTGAGCAGTGGTCACGGTGCAGATGTTGCCAGCCGTCTGGCCATGCTGGAAGGTGATGCTGCCAGTGCTGCTACCAGTGGCAATGGTGAAGAAGTCCTTCGTAGCGATGGTCGGAGCCTCGATCACGATGGTGCCGCTAGGTGCACGGTTGGTGATCATGATCTCCTTCGAGCAACCCACCAGCTCGCGGTAGATCACGTCGTTGGCAATGCTGAAGTTGTACGACTGCAGACAGCCGCTGTAGGAGAAGGCCGAGAAGTTAGTGGTGTTGCCCTGCTTGAAGATCAGCGGGGTGGCCTGGTTGGCGTAGGTAGGAGTAGGCAGGGTCTCGTCAGTCGGGGCGTTGTAGATGCCCGTCATGGTGAAAGCAATCACGGGGATCTGACCCACTTCGCCAGTAATCTCGAAGGTGCCGCGGCAGCCGGTCAGCTTGTGGCGAATGCCATCCTCGTGGTAGTGGATAGTGCAGCTTTCAAAGCCGCTGCTCTCAGGCGCGTAGGTGGCGCTTGTGCTGGTCACCAGGGTCTCGCTCAAGCCGCAGCTGCGGAGCACGGGACCATAGGCCGGGGCAGTGCCAGCAGTGCCAGAGCCAGCCAGTTCAACCTCAAAGCTGACCTCAACGCGGGTTTGTGCCAGCAGTTGATCGGCTTGTCCCATGTAGGGGCGCACCAGGTCGCGGTTGACGGTCTCAGCGACCAGTGGCTGGATCTCCAGGTTCCGCACCAGGATCGCATTGCTCGATCCGGTCGGGCTGGAATCCGTTGCGTAGGTCGATTCAATCTTCGCCAGAATCAGGCGCCGGCGTGTCAGAACTGAGGCCATTGGTGGCTTCCTCGGGTGTTAGGTGGGGAGCCGGCTGAGTCCGCTCGACGAGCTTTCGCTTGCCGGTTTTCTTGTCGACCAGATAGCTGCCGCCCTGGCCTTTGTATTCGTCCATCATCGTAGCTACTACGGACTCTGAGCCAAATTAGCGACACGAGTCCGATACTTCACCACGAAGTCGCAGGAAATCACACCAGATGGCTGGTCTGCCTCCTGCATGTCGAAACTCACTCCGGTCGGTTGCACGTCATATGCGAAACCATTGCAGGTGAGATCGCTCATGATCTTGGCGTGCAGCGATTCAATGATCGGATCTGCAACCTGGTCAGGGATATTGCCTCGCACAATCACTGCCACGCGCACCGTCATGCTCCAATCCAAAGTTGGCGCGCTAGTCAGCTGCACGCAAACATCGCTGATCGGCTCGACCACAATCGCCGGCAGTTCGCCGCGCGCTAATGGCTCCACCCTGCTGCGATAGATCCGAGTGCCGACTCCAGTTGTGTCGGTCAGGTTGGTTCTGATCCTGGCAAGGATCGACTCGCGCCGTGTCGTCATGCGGAAGCCACCTGCACCACTGTGCAAATGATGCCAGGGATGCTCGGATGCGCAGGACTACCAGAAGCCGCCTCAGCGTGGATATACGCGGCGACGTTGGTGGTCATCCACATCAGTTCGATGTAGTCACCAGCCACTAGACCCAGCACGAAGTTCACAGTGCCGATCACGTTGCCATCGATGCCGCCATGGCTAGAGATGATGCTGAATCGGCTGTCGCTAGCTGGCACGTCGCCGCTGCTTCCGCTGTCGTTCTTGCGCAGCCAGACGTTCACGTCATGGATCTGCGTATCTGTATTGCTGAACTGGATCGAGAAGGTGAAGCTATAAATTCCCGGATGATCGACCGCGATGCGGCTATCCGAAACAATTTTCACGCCGCGATTCGCCAGATCAACCTTCCGCAACAAGATCGGATAGGCCGTATCGATCGCAGCTGCAACTTGCGAAGTCTCATCCCAGAAGGATCCCCAATAGCCAGGGCAGCCGTGATACGGCAACTTGTTCCACGGCGTAAGGCCATCACCGATCTTCAGGTTGTCGGTTTCTTTCTCGACGCCAGGTTCTCCTGCCATCAGCACTGGATTCAGCGCTGACCACTGGCTGCGAGTGTTGACCTTAAAGGGACCGCTCATGTCTTCTGGATCCCGAGTTGAACGAATTTGCCGTCGTCGAGCAGCATGGTCTCTCTGACCGTGTAGGCAGTCCCATCCACGGTGATCGAGTCGCCGCGAATGAGACTGCCAAAAGCGGAGGTTCTGGCCGTCAGCGTGTAGTCGGTGGTAAGCACCATCCCATCGCTGATCACCTGGCTGGGCATGTCCAGGATTCCGTTAGCGGTAGTAGCGCCAGCCGTGCAGCTGACGCCGAAATCCGCCAGGAAGATATCCAGATCCTCCGAGAGTGCCATTAGCCGTACTTGGCAGAAGCCAGGCCGATAACAGCAACAGCACCAGCGCCAGAGCCACCGGCAACAGTCACAGAGACCTTCACGTAACGCTTGAGAGCGGTCACGTTCACGTAGATCTTCTGCAGCGAGGCAGTGTTGGCAGAGGTGGTGGTGAATGCGCCACCAGTCACGTCGGTGTAGGTACCGCCGGAGGTGTCGGATTCGGTCAGCTTCACGGCGTAGGTGATGCCAGCACCGCCGGCTTCGGCGTCCAGCAGCACAGCCATGTCGCCCTCATAGCCCTGCAGATCAATGGCAGAGCCGGTCCCGGTTGCGGCCACAACGTCGTTGCGGAGCAGACCGAGGACCGTGGTCTTAGAACCAAGGTTGTGGATGGTCATGATTTAGCCCTCCGTCGAGGGGTAGATGGTTTGGGTGCAGGTTGAGAAATTTCCTCAACCACGTCGGCCACTTGTTCGGCGACCTCAACAGCCTTCCCGATACCGATCAGCAACTTGGCGTCCGAGGGGGAAGCCTCAAGAACCTCCCCCAAACGAACCACCTGGCCTGCCAGCACGGTTTGCCGTAGGACCTTGATCAACATGATCAGAGGGTGTTGTTGCCGCGGCTGAAGGACTCGGGATGA